TCAAGGCTTGCTGGCAGAAAGGAAATTTTTCAGGACGCCAGAAACGACAAAGCCCTGAATAATCAGGGCTTTGTCGGTACAAAATATGGCGGAGGCGATGGGATTCGAACTCATGGACCTGTTACAGTCGACGGTTTTCAAGACCGCTATGGAAAGCCGCTGAATACGGGGCCTCAGACGCTTTTTCGTTCCAATACTTTTGTTTTGCAGCACCTCTACAGACCGCATTCTACAAGGGGCGTGTTTCGAGTTATGGAACGCATTTTTTGCCTATTTTGAGGGTTTGGCGATCGCGCCGACACGGCGATAAACCCGCTCAGTAATGTCGCCTTTTGTGTGCCCGAGCAACAGGCTGGCGTCACCAACATCGCTGATTTCCGACGCCGCTTTCGGCCGAATATCCCGGAACTGGAATTCACCGATCCGCTTAGCCAGCAGATCGTCTCCCTGCTCAAGAGCTTCAAGTTTTGCCTTCTCTCGCGCCGCGTCCCATCGCTTCCTCAGCATCGTCGCCGTCATCCGTTTACCGCCCCGGTTGATGATCAGGTAGCTCGAAACGTGCGCAGCGTTTCGCTCTGTGATCGCTGCGATCAGAATGCCCAGGCTGTTCGACTCTCCGGCAGTCGTCATCTGAATGCGCAGCTTCTTGTGCGTCTTGTTCTGTTGAACAGTCAGATACCCGCCTTCAACATCATCCTTCCGCATAACCAGTACATCTGCCGGCCTTTGCCCGGTCAGATAGGCTAGGTCCATCGCTTCCTTCAGCTCCTGAGCTGCCTTCTTGTATACCGCCTCCCAAACCACATCATTCGCGTAGTAGTCCCTCGGCGTCTCCTTGTTCTTGCGCACGCCTTGGCAGGGATTCTCCTTCGTCGTCAGCCCCCATTCCCGTGCAATGTTGAAAATGTGGGAGAGGGTAGCGATCTCACGGTTCGCCCGGACCTTCGCCGATCGTGCGTCTCGGTAGCCAGCAATCGTTGCTGGCGTGATCGAGTCGATCGGAGCGCTGTCGAACATCGGCCGAAGCTGCTTGATTTCTGCCAAATTGTCCTTCTGCGTGCGCGGTGCTTTCTTTGGCACCACATCGCGAATGTACCGGTCGAAGATTCCCTTCATGGTTCGCAGGTCGAGCGGTTTTTCCTTGGCTTCGAGTTCGGCCCACTTCAGCCTGGCCTTGTCGAGATCCTTGCCGAGAGGGATATCGTTGCCGAGCAGGTCACGATAGTAATACGCGGTCCAGGTACTACCGTTTTTGCGCTTCCTTGAGCGCTTGTACATCCGAGGGGGAAGGTGCTGGTGCTCGGTCTTGCGGGGGCGCATATCAGTTCACTCGCGAATAGTCTGGCGTCCATGCCGGCGCGGCCGGTGGCGGGTTAGGATCGGCAATTGTGGGGCTGATCATGCCCAGCTTCATACGGGCATACATGCGGCCCACAAGTGGACGCTTGCCTCGGCTTTCGACGAAGACCCATTGGCGATCAATCAGCCAGCGGCGCTGGTAGGCCCGGGCCTTGTAGCCGGTGAGTTCGGCCAGCTCCTCGTCAGAGAGGATTTCGGTTTTCATGGGGTATTGCTCCATGCCGCGCATGGCGGCAGAAGGTGGTTGTTAAGTGGCTACCTTTGCGTGTGCGACACAGATCCATATGCGCGCGCCTTTTTTGTCTAGGTACCAAGGGCACAATACGTTGCGGTTGGGAGCAGATTTATCATCGGGGATGGGGTGATGTGAATGATCAGGTAATGGGCATTGACAAAAGACTCCGATTTATCCACTCGCCTTTGTGTTGGCGAGGAGCTATATTTCCTTTTTTTTCGCCTTGCATTTGGCCTATTCGGCCAGTTTATTTTTCTGTTCAGGACGAACGTTAGGGGAAATACACGTGAAGTTAGTTTCTTTGGAATACTCCGAAAACGTCGGAAGAGACCAAGAGTGGGTTCTCAATAAGCTCACTCTTGGCAATAAAAATTTAATTGTCGGGCGAAACTCGACAGGTAAAACGAGAACGTTGCACGTTTTAGCAAGTCTCGCTAGAGCACTTTCTAGCCCTCAAAATGCTATTGCGCCTTCAGGTAATTACTATTGCGAATGGCTCGATTCTGCTAATAAATCCTATATTTATGAGTATGTGGTTGAAAACGCCGAGGTCCTTAGCGAAAGACTAACTATTGAGGGTAAAGTTTATCTCGATAGAAAGTCTGGTGGTGTAGGTTTGATTTTCTTTGAGAAGGTAAATGGTGGAGATTTTCTACCTTTTCAGACACCTTTACATGAGTTTGCTATTTCAAAAAAACGTGACGCGCTACAACACTCTTTTATAGAGCCACTGCATCAGTGGGCTTCCGAAGTTCGGCATTATTTTTTTGGTAGCTCATTTGGTAAGGAACATATGGTAGTGTTCGCGCCAAATATGCCTCCTGTAGATGAAAAGGATGCGAATCAACTTGTAGGTCTTTTCAGAAACGCAATACGAGATTTTGGAGAAAGCTTTGTCAATGCCGTAGTCCAAGATATGCAGTTTCTTGGATTCGACGTGGAAACAGTAGAGTTGGGCTTCCCTGTATCTGTAATACCCGAGTATGTTCCTCCTGGTTTGAATGGTATCCGTCTAAAGGAGAAAGGTGTACGAGGGTATGTTGATCAAATAACTATGTCTCAGGGGATGTATCGAGTTTTAGCTTTGTTAATAAATGTTAACTATTTGTTAGTTAAGAAAACTAGTACTTGCGTTATTATAGATGATATCGGCGAAGGCTTGGATTATGAACGATCCTGCAGGCTCATTACTCTTCTAAGGGATAAGGCTGATGCATCAAATATTCAAATTATCATGTCTACAAATGACAGATTTGTGATGGATGAAGTCCCTCTGAATGAGTGGACGGTGCTGCATCGTCGGGGATTCGAGGTTTACGTTAGCAACTATACAAACTCAAAAGAAAAATTCGATCAATTTAGATTTACAGGTCTCAGTAATTTCTCATTTTTCGAAATGGATTATCTTGAGTCATCTGAATGGGAGGATGAAAATGCGTAAGCTAGCATTTTTCGTTGAAGGAGCGGCGGAGATGCTATTTGTAGAAGGTTTGATCTCCGAGGTTGCGAACAAGAATGACGTGATTGTTGATAAGAAAAAAATTCGAGGCGGTGGTAAAAGCGGAAAACACCCCAAGAGATTCCAAGAGTTAGCTGGCACAAAGCAGGTCACTGATGAGCGATTTTACGTACTTATTTATGATTGTGGTGGTGATCAGCTTGTCGCGCAGAGAATAAGGGAAGAACACGCTAATCTTACGGTGGCTGGATATGAGAAAATAATTGGCATTAGAGATGTTCGCCCTAGTTTTCAGCGCCACGAAATCCAAGCGCTTCAGCAGGGAATGGAGAGCGCGATAGACAAAAGCCTAGCTCCTGTGGTTTTTATCCTTACTGAAATGGAAGTTGAGGCATGGTTTTTAGCCGAGTACTCTCACTTTTCTAAAATTCACCCAGAGTTAAATGCGGAACTTATCAACGATGCATTGGGGTTTGATCCGCGTACTTTTCGTTCAGGTGAAAGAGACCATCCGGCGTTAGATCTCGAGCAAGCTTACTCGTTGAAAGGCGTAGTCTATGATAAATATAGCGTTGAAAAAACGGTAGATGTACTCGATTTTGCGATTGTTTACACTGAGCTGGCCGTCGCCGTTCCTGAGCTTGCCGTACTATCTAGTAATATCGATAATTTTTTGACTAAAGTGGATGCTGTGTAATCCGATCTCCAAGCTTGGGATATGAAGTGAGAGTAAAACGCCTGCCAAGATATTTATCCTGCCTAGGTCGTTTCTAATGTTAACTGCAGACTGTCAGATCATGGCCATTGACTACCCGCATGTCGAGCTCCTTGCCGATGTGAACTTTAAGGCTGGCGCCGCGGAAATCCTGCTAGCCGGGCAGGGTGGCAATGGTGTGGCACTCCATCAGGGCCTTGATGTCGCGGCGCATGCATTCGCTCCAGGTGCCTGGGTCTGGGTTGATCTCGGCGGGGTTGATGACGCTGTGCCCGGCGGCGCGCAGGGTGGCGGCCGTGGAATGGAACAGCGGGAAGTTCAGGCCCAGCATGTTGGTCATGGGACCGCTGAGGTAGATGCGCTTCATGCTGCCACCTGCTGTTGTATTGACTGTTTCCAAGGATCGTTCGCCCGAGCCAGAGCGGCCATCGGCGGCGGGCTGACGCTGTTCCCACACATGTGCACCTGCTGGGTTTTGGTGAACGGCTTGCCGTCGGCGCCGTGGCTGATGATGTAGTCGGCGGGAAAGCCCTGAGCCTTGTACAACTCGGCCGGTTGCAGCATCCGCAAACAGATGTCGACGATCACGTAAGGCGTGCCCTTGATGGTCACGGTGACCAGGCCCAGCCGATCCTTGGTGGTGATGGTTGGCGCTGGCGCGTCTGCGGCGCTCATGTTCTCGGTGCCGTAGTAGCTGATTAGGAATGCCGCGACCCGCAGCGCGCCGGCCTCCACCTCTGGCGAGAGCTGCAACTCGACCAGCGAACTCTTGCCGCCACCGCCGGCCGTGATGGTCGGCGCTGGTTCGTCCACACCTAGGCCAACGCTGGCGCCGAACTGGCGTTCCATGAATGCGGTGACCAGCCCGTGGTGTGTACCACCGGCGCTGATGGTGTGCAGCGGGTCGGCTGCGTTCCGCGCATCGCAGTTGCCGCGCAGGTGCACCAGGTTCGCTGTCACCAGTTGCTGCTGGCTGCCGGTGTTGGTAACCGTGGTCATCGGGTCCTCAATGCTCTTGGCGTCGGTGGTGTTGAAGCCGCCATTCATCTGCGCCATGAACACTGTTGAGATACCCATGGCGTGGGCGGCACCGGCAGGGCGCTGGTAGTTACCTCCGCTGGTGATGGTCGGAAGCGGCTCGTCAAGGGCCTTGCCTTCGTCCGCAAACCGGAACTTCACCAGGTGAGCAGCTGCGAGCGCACGGTGACCACGCGTCATCAAGGTGCCGACAGGCTTATCCGCAGCTACCGGATTTCCGGCATATACCGGGCCACCGGCACCGACCAGCACCGGACTGATCATCGTCAGCTCGCCGCGATTCGCGCAGGTGACCGTCGGCAGCGGGGCGTGCGGGTCGTTGATCCGGTCGCTGCCTTGGTGCGTGGCTGGTGCAATGATCGGGCTCGCCATGGCGAACGATCCGCCGCACGGCCAGGACGTCACCGTGCGCAGCGGCTCATTCGCGGATTGAACGCTTTCACCGGACCAGTTCGCGATCGGCACGATGAATGGATCAGCCGCATCGATGACGAACTTCTTCATGCCTTTGGCGATCCGGCGCAGTGTGGCTTCTGCAAGCGGGGTAGGTCGTCCGAAAATGCTTTTGGTCGGTACCGTCCAGTCGATGCACTCGGCGGCGGTGCGCCACTTCTTCTGGCCCTTGGCAGGGTTCTTTGCGTGGGTCGGCTCTGGCCAAACAATCGGTTGGCCATCGCAGCGGGCGATCATGAACAGGCGTTCTCGACTGGTCGGTGAGCCGAAGTCACAGGCCCTCAGTACCCGCCATTCCACGACATAGCCGAGGTGTCGCAGCTCTGCGACGAAAACGGCCCAAGTCTGCCCGCGCCGTTTTGGGTCAGGTACTAGGAATTGGTTGCGCACCGGTACGATTTCGCCCAGGTCGGCAACCCGGTTGATTTTGCTTTTCGGTTTGGTCGGATGCGGTACAAGGTCGAGGGTGACCACCCGGCCGGTATCCTTGCAGCGCTTGGCGATCAGCGGTCCCCACTGGAGGATCTGTTTCACGTTCTCCAAGCTGATGACCCGAGGCTTCTTCTTGCCGGCCCACTTCAGGCCGATCCACGACAGGTTCCGGATCTCGCGCTTGCGCGGTTGCCCGCCGGCGGCCTGGCTGTGATGCGTGCAATCCGGCGACATGTGGAACCAGCCAACGGCCTTGCCGCCGCACTCGGTGTCCGGATCACCGTCGAACACGTCAGTGGTGTAGTGCACGGCGCCCGGGTGATTCACGGTGTGCATGCTGATCGCCTGCGGGTTGTGGTTCTTGGCGACATTCACCGCGCGACCCAGCCCCATTTCCAGCCCGGTACCGGCGCCACCACCACCGCAGAAGAAGTCGACAACGATCTCATCGTCCTGAGTGCTGAAGCCGAGTCCGTATTGAGTTTTGAAATCGAAGGGGTGTTTCTTCTGTTGTGCGAACATAGGGATCCTCGCATAGGTGACGTGAGTTGATGATTTGAGGTATTCAGGAGGTTGTGGGCGGCAATGTGCCAACCTTATAAGCAAGGAGTTTTGCGTGGAGCAGGTCAGAGGTGCATTTGCTGAGGCGATTTCTGAAGCAATCAGGGAATGCCACGAGTTTGGATATCACCCAACTAAATGGGAGGCAATGAACCGCGCCCAGCATCCGGTTGAAGCATCGATCAAACTGGTTCAGTCCCCCGAGTTTCAAGACGGCTTCAGGAAGCTATTGCGAGAGGGAAGGGAGCACCTGACAGTGGAGGCGATCATGCTCAGACCCGAGTTCGCTTCCCTGTTTAGTAGTCAGCTGCTCCAAGCCGCTAGGTGGCGATTGCATTCCGCCCCTCGTTAAGTCTGGTGATGCAGCGCGCTGCGGTGAACCATCCGCCAAACCCGGCGAACAAGTCGATTGCTGTTTTCATAGAAGGGTTACCGCGAGCCCCTCTCGGGGCTCGGGCCTTAGATTGACTCAGAGGATGCCGAACTTGTATTGGATGCACTTGAGTGCAACGGCGCCCCAGAAAAGACCGGACGAAAATGTCTTCAAGAATTCTTTTTTGTAGTTGCAGCTCATGCGTTGCCCTCACTAAATAAATTACAAGCGGAATGCCTGTTACCTAATAGTGGAAAGGCACAGCCCCTTTTTTCGGGGTAGATGATAAAAATTTGTAAAAAAAATATTAATCGCCACAGAAACAGGCGATTGCCTCGTTCTGGTCGGCGAACATGTCGAATTGGGTATCTGAGTAGTCGAGCATCTGCTGGTAGCTCGGGCGGTCACTGCGAAAGCGGGCGCCGTCACCGGTGAATTTGCCACCGGACACCACTGAGCTTTCCATGCGTGCCCACCATTCTGCCTTGGGGCGGTCGCTGGCGATGATCGAATAGACCTGTTTGGCACCCTTCAGAAAGCAAAGGTCGCAGTTTCCTTCCAGCGTCCGGCCGTTGATCGTGGGCAGCATCAGATCGAATCGTTGGCTGGCCCAGAAGTCCGTCACGTCCTGAACGCCGACACCGGCATCGGCCAACGGCATCAACATGGTTGCCCACTTGCTTTCGCTCGTGGTTTTACGGTGCCGGATCTTCACCACACGGCGGGGCTCGTCGGCGCGGATGCCGGTCATCATATCCACCGGGCTCTCTTCGGTCGAAAGGCCCAGACTGCGTAAGTATTTGTGGATGATCCGAATCTTCAGGTCGATGGTGCAGAATCTGGTTACCGGGTTGGGTAGGTACTTCCGTTTGCGGATCAGCGCCTCGAACGGCTCGCCCTGGCGACTTGCGCTCGTGAAGTCGACAACCTCATACCCGGCTTCGTTGTCCCTGAATTCCAGCCACACAATTGGTACGGACCAGCGCTCTGCGCATTCCCGAACGAACTCCAGCGTGGCGGGGTGCTCCTTGCCGGTGTTGGCAAAGGTGACGACCAGATCGCTCAGGTCTTCGTTGTTGTCCAGAACCTGGCGCAGCATGTAGGCGCTGGTGCGACCGCCGGAGAAGCTGACGACCGTCGTCCCGGACAATTTGTAGGGATACATAGGGGATCCTCGCCGGCTGGCGTGATTCGTAGAAGTGGGGTATTTGTGTTCTGCCCGGCGTGGGGCCGGATCGAGGAGCGGTGTTGAATTTTTTAAAGCTGATACTCGCAACGTCCGTCGTTGCATCCAGTGCCCAGGCATTTGCTTATGGTGAAATGCAAAGTCTTCCTGGGTCGCAAATACTCGCCGCAGGCGATATTCAGCAGGTCACTTGTCCAATTGGCGGGAAATATGACTGCCTTTCGTGGCCTCATGACCTCTTTGAGCTGACCGGTGAAAATGTATGCTTCACGACAAACGCATCATGCGGATACAGTTGTGAAGGGTTCATCGCTCAGAAAAACAGCGTACAGACACTGTATGTACTGGGCAGCTACCCAAAGTTGAGTAGTGCGAGCATTCAGCTCTTCAAGTGCCCGAGCAAATTCTAATCGGTTAGTTTGCCTTTATTGGCACAACCGAGCGGCGGATCAGGCGCGACGGACTTTGAAGTGCAGCATCGCCCTGATGCTGTGGCAGTAATCCTGAAGCCGCTCGTAAGCCTTGTATTTGGCCTGACTTCGAGTGGCTGCCCATACCCGAACCAGATCTTCGCGGGCCTCGCGGTTCCAGTCGAGATCATCCCAGTCGTGCTTAAACGGCAGGACCAACCACTCTTTGAGCGGTAGCGTCTGGGCCATTTCGCCGTACTGCATTTCGTGGGTGGGGTGGTAGTTGCTGATGCGCTTCTTCGGGTCTTCGTCCAGCACCACGCCGATGTAATGGCCGCGGTCTGCCAAGATGACGCCGGGCTTTCCGTAGGCGATGACGCGGCGGCCGATTTCGGCAGGCACCTGATAGTGCTGCCGCACGTATTCGCAGTTGTGGCTCATGGATTTCTCCAGTCAGGCGCCGGAATCCGTGATCGGATGCGTTGGCGGGAGTTAGGTTAATGAGCTATCTGTTTAATAGCTGGCATTGGGCCGGTATGAGGAGATGGAAATGCTCAATAAATACAGAAGTTGCTTCGGTGTTTTATTTCTTTCCAGCTTGATGGTTTCTAGTGGGAGTGCAATCGCTGATGCGCAGGGGGCGGCGCTTTCCAAAGGAGCAAACTCCGGTCGGATGGTTGATCACGGAGATGGAACTTACACGCTAACCATTGGCGGCGTTCCCGAACACTTCTCCAGTAAGGAAGCTGCAGCGGAAGGGAAGAAAGCCGCTGAGGCTCAAGGAAAGTCGGTGACGTTCACCTACGACGATTCGCGAGCCAGATAGCTCGATCGCCAGGGTATCTGATATTCACCGTCAGCTAGGCGGGCTAACAGTATCATCTCCCGGATCGCGCTTTAGTTCCGCCAAGCTCGCATCTCGAAACATCCGCGCCACGTTTTCGCTTATCTGCACTTTGTGGCGCGGACTTTCTATCGCTTGAAACGACAGAGTCGGCCCAAGGGAGTGAGCATTCAAAATCAGGTTCTGCACCGCCTCGTTCATCTCCTTGATGCCGTTCCAGGCCATCAACTCTTCAAGCTTCTGCCGGGTGCCCAGCCGTAAGCGGTGCCGCAACTCCTTCTCGTCGTACTCGATTCGCTTCTCGGCGGCCTTCGCCGATCGTTCCTGTCCACTCTTGGCCATGACCTACCTCTTCAATTCCGCTGGCCGGCAAGTCCAGCCAGGTCTGTCGGCGGCGCGTGGCCGCCCGGTTGATGTTTCGTCTCACGCTGCTACCTTCACCAGCCTCACGCCGGCCATTCTGAACTTGTCGCCTTGGGCTGCGACCTTTGCGTCGAGCTTCTCCCAGTCCACGGTCAGAACCGAGATTGGAGCATGACCGCCTGCGACGGCATGGATCAGCGCTTCCAGATCGAACACCTCAGCTTGCAGGTTCACCGGCACCGAGGTTGTGGTCGCTGGCTTGGACGCAGACTGAACCGGCGCAGCGGCTTTCACCGGTGACGGACAGGTGACTGGTGCAGGCTCGACAGGCGCCTTGGCTTTCTCCTCAGCTTCGATCCGTTGAAGCTCCTGTTGTCGAATCTGCTCGCGCTGCGCTTCGGCTTTTTGCTCCTCAGCCTTTTGGTGTTCAGAAATCCGCACCTTGATCAGCGCGAGCAGGTCGTCGTTCGCCTTCATCACCAACTGCTGCACGTCGTTGAACAGAAACAGGTAGTTGGCAGCGAGCTCGTCCAAACTGGCCAAGTTGGTCCGGATGCTGTCGCCGATTTGGCTTGCGGCGATTTTCGCCCGAGCCAGCTCGGAGTCGGCGGAGTCGCGCAGACTGCTGATCGTTTTTTTGCCTTTGATGGCTCCCGCGAAATCCGCAGGCACCGCCGGCATACGCGCTTTGCCGCCCAGTGAAGCGTTGATCTGGTCGATGTGGACCTGCAGCGCCTTCGCTGCATCCATGACGATGTCTTCACGGATGCTGAGCTTGCGAGCCTTTACCAAACTGTTCAGCTCTAAGCGTTTGCGCCGAGCCTCCGCCGCGATGTCATCGATCGTCTTGAACAGTGCGTCGATGCTTTCGGTTTGGCTCAGCGCGTGCTGCTTGGCTGCTTCCAGGCGCTCCTCGACATCGCCGCACCATTTGACCGCTTTTTCTGCGTCGGCGAAGTGCTGATCCGTTTCCAGCTTGGTGTTGATCGAGCCGAAGACAGCGAGGGAGTGAGCTTTGAATTGCTCCAGGTTGCTGGCGGTGACCATGCCGGTAACTTCGATGCGCAGCGCTGGCAGGGATTCCGGCGTTTTGCCGACGGCTTCCGACACCACCTCAGCCGGAGTGAAGTCCAGCAGGTCAGCTTGGAACTGTTTCCAACCTGCGACGAGCGTTGCGGCGCGGCCTGGCACCGGCGCATATTCCATCGAAACGAAGTTTTCTTCGGTGCCGTCGGAGCACACGAAGATCACTTTCTCGGCGCCGCTCACCAGCAGCTGCTGTTCGAGCTGCCAGTAGTAGTGCGGGTCGAGGCTGCCGGCGCGAACGTCAGCAGCGAGCTGCTCATTCCACATTTTGTGTTCGAAAAGTACGTCGCCAAGGATCGTGCAGCCGTCGAGCGACGCGAGCAGATCGCCTTCGGTACCGACTACGGGAAACAAATCCTCGCCGATTCGTGCTTCGAGGATCGGTCGAGCGAGTGCTTCGGCTTCGTGCCCTTTGTCGAACAGGTTTTTCTGCACCCACCACGACACGTCTCGATCGAGGCCAGTCTTTTTTGCGTTCAGCAGTTCGGTGCGCTTCATCTGTTTCGACGCGCCCATCATTGCCGGTGCTTCGGATGCGGTGAAGTAGTTGGCGCGGAGCGCGTGCCAGGCTTCGGAGCCCTGCGCGACATTGTGGATTTTCATTCTTGGTCTCCTTCAATTGGCGCGAGTGCTTTGATCTTGGCGATCTGCTCTTCGCTCAGGGTGAATTTGCTGCTGACGGTTGCGATCAGGTGATCGGGAGCAGAGCGGCCTGCGTCGACGGCGATCTGCCACTTCGGCAAGTTCTCTACGAGCTTTTCATCGGGGTAGGGCGAGAGTTCTACCGGTGCCGCGCCGCGCGCTGGCGACACGTCACGAATGGTCGGCGCGGTTTCTTCCAACTCGTCCGGGCTATACACGCCGAGGATCACGTCCGGGCAATAGAGTCGCGACCAGCGCTTGGTGGCGAGGTATGCCAGTTGCTGGCGAGGATCGTCAGCCCATAGGGTGCTGTTTCGAGTGCGAGCCTGGGCTAGCAGCAACTCAAGGACTCGCGGCTCGTCTTCGCCGCGGAAGGTCGCCCAGACCTTCACGCCCAAACCTTGCTCGTCCTCCAGCTTCCAGCCCGGCTGACGGTATTGTTTGCCTTCGTTATTGGTCTTGATGTCGAACTGGCCGATCACCTTTTCCCAGGCACCGAACCACTCGTAGTGCAGGCGATCCACCACCGGCGCGCAGGTGGTGATCACCGCGTTTACCAGTTGGGCCTCGTAGCCCAGCACGCCGTTGACCAAGTGCGTTTTCTGCGCCACGGCGAACGGGTTCATCTTCCACTGCATCGATTGCATGACGACCGCAAGACAATCAGCTGGGTTGCCGTTGAAGTGCTTGGGCAGCGTGGCGCGGCCGGTGGCCATGACTTCGGCCAAGCGCATCATCTTGTCCAAGCTGTCGCCGTCCAGTACCAAAGCACTGGTGCTAGTTGCTGCATGCGGAAGGACGTGGAGGTTTCGGTCGTGCGCCACTGGCGTCACACTTTGAGCGGACATGATTGTTCCTTGCCGCGCTATGCGCAGCGATTGAATGCGTTGCTTACTGAGTGATGTGGTCGGCGAGGGCGCTGAGCAGCATCAAGAAGGTGAAAACGCCGATGGCAGAGAATGATCCGCGCCGAATCAGAATGCGGCGGGCAAGCTGGCGACCGGTCACGGCCGAACCCTCACCGCAATCCGTTTGCCTTTCATGGAAGGCGCCAGACGCTGCGGCAGATTGGCGACCAGATCCTCGCGCTTGCGGCCGATCACCTCGTTAAAGGGAAGGCCGAAGCCGAGCAGGGCGATCTTGTGTTCGATGTCCTCGAGTTGCTCGTCGATGAACGATTTAACCGGTGCCGTACTCATGCGTCCTCCTTGCGCCGCTGACAGGTGTCACGCAGGCGTTTGCAGTAGTGGTTGAACTCGTCGGTAGTGATTGCGCCGTCGGTGAAGAGGCGGGTGATCAGGCCCTGCACCAGCAGGCTGATGTCTTCTTCGCCGGCGGGCGCCGACACACCATCAAGGGCTTGATCGATCAGGATGTGAGGGCTCAAAAACCGCACTCCATCTCTACACGATCGCTTTCGCGCTTGGCATCGCGGTATTCGTTGGCGTGCACCGCGACCAAGTCGCCGGCGAGTGCCCGGATAATTTGCGGATCGCCTCCGACTGCTTCAACGGCCCACTTGTGCAGTACACCGCCACCCTCGCGACAGATCAGTTCGATCAAAATCTTCTCGATGTACCGATCAGGATCAGGGTTTGCGGCCATGTGATCCGCCAGCGCCTCCGGTAAGTGGTCGACGTTGACCAGAACCTTGCTTCGACCTACCGGATTTGGCGCCTCCACGTGGCGCCGATAAAGCAGATCGTCGATCGACTCGGTCAACCATTCCTGACCTGCCTCCGTGTCGAGAAAGTCGTCTTCCGGGATGGGCTTGCGTAGAGCTGACATGGTCGTCTCCAGAGTGGCGGGGTGTTGATCCAACAAAACTCGGATGCACTCATCCGTTCCGCTGTTTGCCGATGGGCGCGGAGGGGAGTGCATTCGGGTGGTGCCGGGGGAGGGGGGCCGGTTACTTGTCCGGCGCTGATGTCACCAGCAGATCCGTGGGCTATACCCGCTTCGGGGCGCTGACAAGGCGCGCTCTCCGGGGCCGATACTCTCTCGTCGGCCCAAGCGCCAGGGAAGGTTGCTGCTTGGCAGTGGCACCCATCGCTCGCTCAGCGGGCGGGCAGTGGCCACCTCTCTTGAGTTCGACTTCCTGCTTACTTGGCCTATATTAATTCACAAATTTGGTCTAGTGATATCAGGAGAAATCATGCCGAATGTGAAAGTCAGTATCGATCAATGGGCTGTGACTACCATGGGAAGGGCAGACCTGTTTACAGATGGCTTATCCGGATGCGTCGCGGTGTGCTTGTCGTCGGACGATCAGATAGGTCTGACGCATGTTCTCGCCGGTTCGCATAGAGATGATGACTGGAGAGATTACCAAGAGAATTTGCGTTTGATGGTGGTAGTGATGGAGGCAGTATCGCCCGTGCTCAGTGCGGTACTCGTCTATAGTGAGGACGGTCAAAATCAGTTGGCCATAGCGCTAGAACGCTGTTTGGCCGGTTATGGAATAAATATTCAAACAACAAAACACCTCAAGGCATCGGGCTGCCGAATAGCCGGTGCTAGACCATATTCAATGAGGAATCAGCCTCCAAGGCCTTACAGATCGTATGTTCACTCCAAGGAAAGTGAAGGCTCATATGCTGGTGTTCCCTACCTTCCGGTTTCAATTGCTGGTGGTACTTTGCTTGATAACTGGGGAACCCTAAGGGATGGCGCGCAAGATTGCGATCCGTTCGTCGCTGCCCATTAACAGAGCATTTAGTCCTCGCTTTGGTTTTGGTTGTCAACTGACGCACATAGCGTCAGCGAGCTGATTATCTCATAGAGAGGATCGGGCAGTTAACGACAGGCTGTCGTGGCGCTCGTTGTTCAGTCGTAGATGCCGTAGCTGAAATCATCCTCATCGCAGTCGACGATGATTTTGGATTTACCGAAGTAAAGTGCGGCAATCATCTTTTCGAATGGAGAGCGGAATTTCAGGGTTTGGCTGACCTTCTCGTTGTCGATCTTGGCGGCGTACACCGATCCGACTTCATGACCCTTTTCGTTTCGGTCTTTACCGTGGCGGTCGAAGCTGATGTGAATCGCGTTGTCGAGCATGTATTCGCTGCGCTCGGAGCTTCGGGAGTAGGTCGAAATCCCATGATCCTTTGGCTTCTTGTCGAAGTAGATGTGCAGGCCACCGTAGTCGGATGGCTGGAAACGGATGTCCGGGGCTTCCCAATGCTCTTCCGCCGCCGACTCTTTGTGGTCTTCGACGAAAGCTTTTAGCAGATCCTGCAAACTGATTACCTCAGGCAACGCATCCTTGTTCAGCACTTCATCGATCTGCTTCTGCGCCAGGCGCACCATGTCAGCTTCGACGCCGCTGTTTTCCCACTTCTCTTTCAATGCAGCCGCAACCATCGCGTTGTAGCGAGTCAGCTCAAAGATCTCGGTCAAATTAGCTGGCAGTGCGGCCTTGATTGCCTCCTCGACCTGCTTGCCCATGTCGCCGTAACGACCGAAGCAGTTATCGATCACGCTGGTGAACATCTTCTTGACGTGCTCGTCGATGATTTCGACTGGCTTGTCGCTGTTTGCAAAAGCAGTGACGCGCTCGGCGAGCAGCGATTGAAGTGTTTGTTCGCTCATTTGATGCTCCGTGCTTGATCGGTTGATTTCCCGTCTGGCCCTGTCGCCAAGGCCAGCCAGTGAAATCTGTTTTTCTCCGCACCCGCTTACTAGGTCATTCACTCAGTTCGGTCAACACCTCGTCCGCCGTCGCAGTGGGCTGCGCGTGGGCAGGCTGTTACGATCGGTGAAAACCTTGGAGCTTTCACATGGATGCAAAAAGCCTCGAACTGTTGCAAAAACTGAAGAACTCGCTGACTGAGGAACGAAGGGATCGAGAGTGGCCTGAGACGAGCTGCAGGTTCTGCAAATCGCATTTCCGGTATCACCACAGCTGGAAGCCGGTGCCGATCATGTGCAAGGGCTGCCGTATTGAGCGGAAGACCACGTACAAGCCCGGAGAAGGCGACACTCTCTATCTCGAAACTCAGGTCTTCCACGGCGGGTCGCCCGGAGGCGGCCGTCGAAAGTGACCTACTCGGCCGCGCCCGCTACTGGCGTCGGCTCGACCGATAATCTCGTTGTTCTTCCAGCCGCGGGCCTTTCGGCTTGTTCTCCCGCTGGATAACTGTTTTCGACGTTTTACGCTGCACGCCCGGGTCAGTTGCCAACCCTCTGAACCGTTGAGGCCGGTTCATCGCTGCCTTCGAATCTGGGCCGGTGGTGATCCGGCAAGGTGAAGCGGTGTCGCTAAAGAGCTGCGGGTTTCTTGAGGCCCTTCGCAGTGGCTGTGTGTCGCTGCGATAGGTCTAAATTAACCGCCGGTTTTGTCATCGTCAATACCGGCGGTTAATTTATTTTGCGTAAGGATTGGTTATGCTTTGTCTTTGCTGGATGGATATACAGCTGTCAGGAGTGAAGTAGATGGCAAAGGCGCAACAACAAAACAGGCTCGGAAGGGGTGGCATGTCAGGCATGGAGCGACTTGAACTGCGTGTCTCGTCAATGATCAATCACCCAGTCGCGCAGATTCAGCGCTGGGTGACGATCCATCGGCTGGACACGGATGGGCAGAGGGAGTGGGAGGAGGTGATGGGGCTGCTGTCCGAAACGGGTTGTATAGAGATGGCGTTCAATGATGATGAGTCGGTAACACTGAGGTGGGAAGTGATCGACAACAAAGATCGGCCAGGAGAAATGGTAGAAGCGGAGCTGGAGTCGGCACCTTTCTGATGCACATAAAAAGCCCGCCTATTTGGCGGGCACTTGAAGTTCTATGGCTACTAGACCGAATTGTCACTCACCGGCTTCAGGTAGCTCTTTTATCTCAAACTGGAGTGCAGCGGTTCTAAAATCTTGATGGGCCGTTGACATTTTTAAAACAGTATTCGAGTATCTTTTCTCTAATTCTACCTTTGCTTCGGCAGAAAGACTCTGGTCTTTCAAAGCCTTTTTTTGATACTTCAAATCGCTCTCATATGCTGAGAGGAAATCTGTCAATTTAGGGTCCTGCTCAACTTTTCGTTGGAGCCTGTAAATTCCAGCCGCGATAAATGGGCTCAAGATTCCAGCGATAATAGGTACTATTGTTTTAACTTCGGGCGTCAAATCTGCAGTAAAAAGAGCAGAAACAGAAACAATCAAACCGGTAATCGTTGCGGTTAGCCCCGTGCGGCTATTGGAGGAAGGACGTTCGATGTCACTCATGGCTCGCGCTCCGCTGTCCAACTCCGAGGTCTATTTCCCGAATTGACCCGTCCTTTTTTCTCTGTATTTTGAAACGACTGGTAACCACGCCATTTCGTTTGTAGGTTACGTAAATATCTTCAATGGAAAAATATTTGTGGTAAATATATCTTACCGACAAGCGACCTATTCGAAATGCGAATGGTGTAAGCATTATCATGAACAGGTACACCATCGCCAATGCTATATCGTGCTGGCTCCAAGCGGACATTGATCACCCCCGTTACTATTAAAGGAAAATCAATCCTCAACCTTTATTATAGCACGGTCGATAGTGGACCGCGTTGGTCTAGAGGTGGTCGTAGTTTCAATAGTAATATTGTAGTTGTCATCTTTTTGAAATGTCGCTTGGTTGCTATTGACCTTGTCAAGAAAACTCTTATCCTTCACTGTGACTGCAAATTCAGAACCATCATGTTTTCGAATTCTCCAACCTTTTGCGGACTCGAAGTTAATCTGGGCAAACGACGCTCTGACAATTTCAGTTTCAACAGAAATTTCTTCAAGCGTGCCCTTTGGAAGGCGCGAGAAGTCATCAATAGCAGCCTCCTTAATAGAGATCACCGTTTTCTCTTCGCTTCCTTTTACTTTGAATTGAGCGTCTTTTTTTCCAGTGAGCGGCGCTTGAATGACCTTATGTAATGCATCACGTATTTTGCTGTTTGTAATTAGTTTAGCTATCCTTTTATCCGCTCTAACTAGGCCATCAGCAGTCATTATGTCGGCGGTCTCACTATCACCTTCAATAGTGACTGAGGTGATTTTCTTGCCTTTGATTTGCTGAACAAGCTCAATCAGCGAGCCACCTACAAATGCTGCTGCTGGAGTTGCGAAGCCTAGTATCCCTAATACTTTTAGAGCGGTTGCTGGATCTGCTAAAAGTGCGAATACTACTTCTACTGATCCTTCTTGGGCGGGCGTGGTTACTTTCAAAGTGACGTCAGCTGAACCATTGCTAATGATGCTAGCAGTTTCCTCGATGAGGTTGTGCATGCCCAAAATCGCTTCGCCAAGGTCTTTCGCGTTTATCTCGTGTCGAGCTAGTGCGCTCTCTTTGGCATCGTAAGATACAATGAATTTCTCTTCCGAATACTCTTGCTTTTTAGGGCGACTAACTACGTTCTCTTCGGCCATTTCCTATTCCCCTAAGGCAGCCTTCCAATTGGCAGGCCAAATTTTATGAGCAGCTCATTATGTGTTGTGGATGTATCGATTTATAACTAATGTATTCGGGTAAAACGTTATTTCGGTTCGTTTAGGTATTTTCATACCAATTGAGCATTCCAAACTAGCAACACCCGCGCCTGAATGAATGTGTCATCCGCCCGGATCGTTTGCGGTGGATGCCGATCGTTATCGGAAATCATCCTGATCTGTTCATCGCCCAGCCACTGTAGGCGCTTGATGTAGAGATGACCTTCCCAGGAGAACATGTAGATCCCATCCCCAACGAATTCCCGAATGCTGATGTCGACCAGCAGCGGATCGCGATGCTTGATCGTTGGTGCCATCGACTGACCCCAGCCGGTCACCATCTTGAGATGGAAATGCTCTTTGAACTCGACTCCCATCTCTCGAAGATGCTGGGGGCTTACCCGGACATCCTGCAGCATCTCGGGATAGTCATGCGGGATCTGACCGCCCCCCATCGCGGCACGGACGTCATAGTGGGCGATCCACACCTCATCACCCACAACTCCCGGCCGGTAGTAATCAATCTCGATGGCGCCCCCGGCATCATCAGCTTCAGCGGCTGCCATCAATCTTTGTCTGGCAGCGTCGGCAAGCCCTTTGCCCTGCTTATCAAGCATCGCTCGGACCAAATCAGCGGCTGAAAGCGTCGAAGCAGATGGCGCTTCGGCGACACCTGTCAGTCCGCTGATCTCGCGTGCAAGTCGCTTGCTGAAGCGCTCGACTGGCACGCCTAGTAGGCGCGATAGAACCGCCGCGAACTTGGCGTTCAGAGGATTCGTTCCGTTCAGGTACATCGCTACCGCAGCGGCCGATATATCAGCCTCCGCCGCAAGACTCGCCTGGGTCAATCCGAGCGCGTTCTTTTTCGATACGAAAAGCGCCTTGGCGGCGTCGCACTCAGCTTTTAGTTCTGGGGACAGCTCTTTCTTTCTGCTCATCCGTGAAATTTAACCGTTGGTTAATTTTATTGCGGCAACCGCCGGTATTGCTTGAAAGCTAACCGGCGGTTAATATTGGGTCTGACAAAGTTTGCTGAGGCAACGACATGAAGAAGACGCCACTGCCAGAACTGGTTGAGCGAATTGGTCAGTCCGCTGTCGCCAAGGGCCTTGGCGTCAGCGCTCCAGCCATTTCAAAGGCCTTGAAGGCGGCCAGGGAAATCCTGGTCATTGAACATGAGGACGGAAAGCTGACAGCGGAGGAGGTTCGTCCATTTCCGTGCCAGCTGCCGGTTCAGAGAACCGCCGCCTGACATCGAATTCCGCCGTTCCTTGAGCAAATGATCGCGCCGCTGGTGGCGCAAAGCCACGTAACAATTTTCGAGGTGTGACATGCAGGAGTTGATGAGAGCGATCTACGACGTGGTTGACGACCATGGCACCAAAAAGATCGCCGAGGGCGCCGACTTCAAATCCCGGACGTTGCTTTCGCAGAAGGCAAACCCGGACTACGACACCCACCGCATGAATGTGGAGGAGCTGCACCGGATCATGAAGTTCACCCAGGACTTCCGCCCGCTAAAAGCATGGGCGGAGGCGTTCGGTTTTGACCTGGTTCCGAAGGAAAAGCCGGAAGGCATCAATCTCAATGCCGCACTTCTGCGGCTGCACGCCGATCTTGCCGACGTTACCCGGCTTGCGTTCGACGCACAGGCTGACGGGCGAGTCTGTTCGGTCGAGAAAACGAGCCTGCTTAAGGAGGCTGAGGAGGTGATCGTCAGCCTGGAAGTGTTCAAGCAATCCGTGAAGGCAGCCTGAATTTCAGACACAAAAAAGCCGACGTACGAGGTCGGCTTTTTCAACAGCAGTAATACAAGTGGAGCAAATCATGCACCAATCAATCCAAACGATCAATACCTCCAACAGTGTCGCGACACGTTTTTCGAGTTCTGAAAACGTGTCGCATACCACGATGTCCTCCCGCGAGATCGCTAACGTCACCGGCAAGCGGCACGCCAACGTGAAACGCGACATCGCTGCGATGCTGAAAGAACTGAAATTAGATGTACTCAGTTTTGAGCACATCTATCTGGACGGTCAAAACCGGGAGCAGGTCGAATACATGCTCGACCGCGAACACACCGACTGCCTGCTCACCGGCTACAGCGCCCCGATGCGCATGAAGGTGATTCGCCGTTGGCGGGAGTTGGAGCAGCAGCAGGGCGCCCGCGAGCAGTTTCTGCTCAATGGCACCAAGGTCGTTGGCGAGATCGCCATCATGGAGTGCTTTACGCGCCTACTTAAGCCGGCTCCATCCTGCCAGATGGCCATGCTCACGAAGATCGCCCAGAACAACGGTCTTGACCCGAAGTTTCTGCCAGGCTACGCCGTCGACGCCGCGCCAGATGCTACCGGCGGATCCTCTATGCCCACCAAGTCAGCCACGGCCTTGCTGAAAGACAACGGCATTCGCGTGTCTCCCGCTGCGTTCAACCGCGCACTGGAAACCAAGGGCTTTCTGAAGCAGCTCCAGCGCAAGAACTCCAAACAGGAAATGGTTCCGTTCTGGTCGGTGACCGAAAAGGGCATGACCTACGGCAAGAACCTGACTAACCCCCAATCCCCACGCGAGACGCAGCCTCACTGGTACGTCGATCGCTTCCTCGAACTGGCCAAACTGGTCGGGAAGGCCTGATATGCAGTTCACCGTCACGATCAATCAGGTGAAGGCGTTGGAGTGGGGGCTGAATTCTCAGCAGGCCCTGCTGTTCGCCTTCGTCTACGGCTGCCCGAGTTGGACCAAGCCAATCAAGACTGACGACGGGATCTTCTTCGCGCTGAGCAAGGCCAAGATCACTGAGGAGCTGCCGCTGCTCACTGATAAGCCAGACACTGCTTACCGCATGCTGAAGGCCTTGGAAGAGGCGGGTTTGATTGAGCTTTCCAGCACTTCGAACATCACGCTGTTCCGCCTGACGGAGAAGGCGATCGAGTGGAACCAGAAGCTAGACGGGTCGGAAAAATATCCGACCCCACCAAAGAACGAA